TTGAATCTTGCCATTCTCATCATATAGATTTAGCATTGCGTTTAGCTCGTGATAGCTATAGTTCGTACTCATAAAGCAGCCTTAACCCTTCTTTTACTTTTTCAACGTCTTGTTCTGTGCCAAATATTTCTACTTTAGCAATTAGAGGTACCCCCACTTTTGCGGCAATCATATATGCTGCTTTGCAGAAGTGCTCTCCAAAGTTTGTGTTACCCGTTCCAATCACACCCTTGAGATGATTCCTATTCTCTGGTATGTTTAAAAAATTTCTTTACTTGCCTAGGGATAGTATGTCTATCATTACCGTTACCATAAGTTGGCAATACCAACACATAATCACTTAAGTGTTGGTAAGGATTGCTGTCATCCCAATCTAGCGGTATCCTGTAAGCATTGACATCTAGCTTTTCTACAAATCTTTTAGTGTTTTCAGACTTGTGCGAGAAGTACACGATATCAATAGGTAACAATTATACTCTCTCTTTACACAAAAACTAGTGGTCAAACCTTAAAATATACCCAACATTTAGATTAAACCCAGACTATCTAGATAATCTTTTACGTCCTCTGGCATAGGCCTAGACCTATAGTCTATCACGTTGTCAGGCAAATCTTCAAGCTGACGCTTCGGTCTATCCTTAAAGGTATGAACCTCTACTTCAAGGTTTAAGTCTCTTGGCGTGTGAGATATAGCATTAAAGACTGATCCACATACAGCATCTGCAAGGTCTTTAGACTTTTTGCGGGGGTGATCAATCTTATTATTTCTCATAATTTTAAGCTCAGTAAGCTCTTCAAACAACAACTCAATGCTTGGCATAACCAGTCGATCTTCATACATTAGCATTGCCATATCCTCATAGTGTTTCTTTGCAACAGAAACAGTGTCTGTTCTCATACCCACAGCTTTTAGCTCATTCTGAATATCAAAAGATTGCCAACGGTCAAAAGTAACCATGCCAATATTGAACCCTACTCTGCGAAGATTCTGAATCCATTGCTTTACTTCAGAAAGATCTACTGGGCCTTCTACCCGTGGCTCCCACCAGGCGACGGCATCAACTACAACAATAGGGGCAACCTGCTCGTAGTCTTTAATTACCTGAATGTTAACCCATTTGTCTACGTGTGCAATTGCTACAGCACACTTGTCGTGTTGCTGTGCAAGGTCAGCGTGAACGAAGTAAACCTTTTCTGGATCGGGGGTAAAGGTAGGATCAAAGCGTCTAAACTGATCAATAGGATTACGTAGAGTCATTGCATCCCTAACCTTTTCCCTTTGCTTAAAGAAAGCATCAGAGGCGTACGTTGGAACACAAAGGAAACGCATCATTGCATCTCCCAGGTCTGTAAAGAAAGCCATCTTAAAATCTTCTATTTTTCTTGTTGGGTTTACTTCCCAGGTAGGTCTTTTAAGAGCATAAACCCCAGGGTATTTATATGCAGTAATATGATCTTCTAGCCAAGATATTTCTAAACTGTTGCCGCCTTGATCTTCTGGCAAATCAGGATTAATAATAAACTTATGATTTCTTTCCACAACCTCTTTGTCTAAGATTGCGTCTTCATACTTAGTGGAGATAAAATCTCCAGGGTATCTAGGAAAGGAAAGCAACGCGACTTTACCCAAGTCAGGGAATCGAGAATCAACAGTACCGCGGAATGCTTTGTAGATGTTATCTGCTGTTTTCCCCTGCTCGTTACCGCTGCCAACCTCTGTAGCAAAACCAGAGATCTCGTCTAGAACTGCCACTAAAAGGTTTAGCCCCTCGTGAGACTCACGCTCAGAGTGTCCAGAATAAACAGTAATTGATTTATCAAAATCAATAGAGTCCATCTTAGCGTTGTATGTCCCAGCGAACCATGGGGACTTTTCAATCTTGGTTTTAAATCCTTTAAAAAAAACGTTTTTTGCCTGCTGCGCATTTATGGCCACGTTAATAATATCAATAGCATCGCCAGATGGCTTGCCATAATATCTGGCGGGATCTTTAAGACACAGAAGCTTGTACACAATAAAAGCTACTGCAACAGTAGAGACAAAGTCTTTACCGCTACCTTTTCCTAACTGAAGGATAACCTCATTCTTGGTGTATTTCTTATAGTATTCAGCTCCTTCTTTTTCGCCCATAACAAGTTCCAAATCTTCTTTTTTATAGATTTGACTCATAGCACGGACAATGTCGTACTGAATATTAGAAAGCTCGGGTTGACCTAAATAATTTTCGTCTTCAACAAAAACCTTTACGTCTACTGGCTCTTCTTCAAACGGGTTGTCTTTTAGTACCTCAAGAAACTCATCAAACACTATGAACCACCGTTACCGCTTCTCCTTGATTGGATACCTCGGCAAGACGGCGCATAATTTTATCTCTTATTTCTGGATGCTCAGAAGCAACATCTTTAAGTATTTCTTTTAACACCTCTTGCTTGCGTTCAATCTCAATCATTTCTTCTGCAAGCTCTTTGTTTTCTAACAAACCAGCCTTTTGAAGCATTTCTATTCTTCTTGATTCGATATCAAGTACTAACTTAATGCCATTGTTTTTTGCTCCCAGGTTGCCGACGGTAGTGGCCTCATCAATAACCTCGTATGCCTTTTTGATTAAGTGACCGTAATGGGTATCTGCTGCCACGAGCGCTTCCTTGGCCCTTGCCCTGATGGCGGCATTGTCAGANGCCATTGCCTGCCACTCAGAAATAAGAGCGGTCACCCTCTTGCGAGGAATAGCAAGCTCTTTAGATATTTGGGTAGGGTCGTTGCCCTTTAAATATTCTGCGACAACCTTGTTAGCTTCTTCAAGATGTTGTTGTGTCAGNTGTTCCTCGTTTTGCACGACGACCTCTTCTTTTTGGAATTCTCTTTACTCGATCTAAACTAAAGGAGCGAAAACAACCTGTCTGCTTTTTATAAACCTCAAAGCAATCTACCCACTGACTACCTGTTTCAGTGTTGGTTGTAACACAGTCAAACTTAAATCTCATACCCCACTCGTCTTGTATTTTAATTAGTTCACCGTGCTCAATAGTAAAATTGCCGAAGGGCATTTCATAAACCCTGGAGAACTTAGTTGGACGAGCTGCTACTTTTTTGCGTCGAGGCACATTACTCCTTTTTTGCGTGCGGTTTAGATTCTTTAAGCGTTAAGCTTGTTACTCTATTATACAGGCTACGCTCATAGAAGTCAACAGAGTTATCCACACCTGTGTAGGAATAAGCACTCTTAAGTCCTGCTGCTAGGTCCATGATTACATTAGAAACTGATCCAGCATAAGGAATTTTAGTTGAAATTCCTTCTACTCCAGATACTGAGCCTCTGCCTTCTTCTTGTGCTTCTTTTGAAGCCATCCCGCGAAAAATTTTGTAACCATTATGATCTACCGATCCAGGTGACTCATCTGTTCCAGCAAGAAGTCTTCCTAGCATTAGGGCGTCTGCACCTGCTGCCATTGCCTTTGCAGCGTCTCCTGGGTATCTAATTCCACCGTCTGCAATAAGGCTTGGCCCCTGCCCCTTGGGAATATTTTCTCTGATATCTATAATAGATGCAAGGGTTGGAACACCGTGTCCGCTTACAATCCTTGTGGTGCAAGCAGAGCCGCCACCAATACCAACTCTGATGGAGTCTGCTCCAGCGTCTGCCAAAGAAGAAAACCCTTCATACGTAGAAATATTTCCAGCCATAATGTGAACCGAGTTGCCCAGCAAACTTCTTATTTCTTTAACTGCGTTAATTGCAAAATGACTATGACCATTAGCAATATCAATAAGAATTAGGTTAGCACCACTGTTTGCTAGTTCGGCAGCTTCGGACAAATATTTACCAGTTGCTCCTACTGCTACCCCTGCAATTGCATTATTTGCTTTAACCATTCTTGTCATTCTTGCACGCTCTTTGATTGGCATATATCTGTGAATAATTCCAATACCGCCCAGGTTTCTCATTGCTACCGCCATCTCCCACTCACAGACTGTGTCCATGGGGGCAGCAATAAATGGTGCTGCTAGTCTAATTGAAGTGTTACCCTTTCCAATTATTGAAGAAAGGTTTACTTCTCCTCGACTTTTAATTTCAGAATGTTGCGGAATCAATAAAATGTCATCAAAAGATAAATGATCNTTNTTGCTATATTCTTTCATCGGTTTGTATTACCCCTAGTCTCTTCCAACATCTAATGCAGTTGATGTATGTCATACCCGTAAAAGGACACGATGCTTCGTGACTCTCTTCATGCTTNCACGTAATTCTTTTAANCCACGCNTGTANGACGTGGTAAAAATGTTTTGCAACTCTCATTTTTTCCTTAATTTAAACTTATCAAGATAAGCGTAGATAGTTGTTCTACTTACCCCACACTCTTTAGCTATTTCTTCTGGCCTTTTTTTATCGTATAAATATCTTTTACGAAGCCAGTTATAGTTAGAATATAGTTTAGCAGCCACAGCATACTCCTGTCAAGATAGCTTGAACCAATTGTGAAGGGCGTAGTGTCCTACCCCCACCGCATCGGCAATATCATTATCGTTGATATTTTTATCGTAAAGTTTATTAACTATATTAATAGTTCTTTTTTTACGAAATTCTCTTTCATTGTTCTTATACCAAGAATCAGATCTTTCTGGGCTGGAAGCTCTTAAATTAGCCTTCTCTGCCGTTGTCAATCTTGGATTACCTAGAAATGTTTGCCAGGCTATGGGATTGATAGACTTAATTGTATCTACACCGCACAAGCTCATGGCGCCAAGGAACGAGCCCTGAATCAGTGCTAGGTCTGCCGCCGTCTTTGGGCTATTAATAAACACCGTATGTTCAATTACAACAGCTTCTGGTACGCCATACAAATCAAAAAATGCTTGTGTTTTAACAGAGGCATCGTGTATTTTTTTATACACGTTGGTACCAGTAAAATTAAGTTTGCCAACTGATTCTAATTTTTCATCATTAAATATTGCAAATGCTATATTGTTTGTACTTGCATCAATAGCACAAATACGAGAGGGCGCTGGACTAATCTTCTTTAAGCTTACCACTAGCAATATCCCTAATTTCTTTTAATGTTTTGTTAACATCTTTGGGATTTACCCCGCAAGAATTACAAACAGTCTCATCATTATATGCAGAAAGCTTATTCCCACAAGACTTGCATCGACGATTTTTTGACATCATCTTTGCTCTACGTTTTTGAGCATACTTTTGAGCTATCTTATCTTTAGTAGCTTCTTCTCTACATTCAGTAGAACAATATATCTTATAGGATATTTTTGTTTCAAAGGTGTTGTCACACCATTGACATCTTTTCATCGATGGGCTCCAAGGAATTAATTTTTACTTCTCCCTCGCCAGCTTGATCGCATACCGCCCGAAGGGGACAGGTTTTGCAAATCTTTGAATTGGATCGATAGTTCTTCTTGGGCATTGTCTTGTCTTCCCAAGCTTTACGAACTGTCCGCATCCACTCAAATGTCTGGTCTACCCACTTAATATAATAATCATTAACACTAACAGGTATCGCTAGAAGTTCATGATTATTTTTGTTCTCATATATAATAACAGCTCTTGCTTTTTTAAGAATCTTCATGTAAATCAAAACTTGAATCAAGTGGCCAAGCTTTGCCTTGCGACTCTTTTTCCGATACTCGAACCCTTCTTGCATTGCCGTCTTAATTTCTACAAGAAGCTCTTCACCTTTCCAATCTATAAGCACGTCTCCAAAACCAAAGATTGGTGGATCTTCGTAAGTAACTTTAAATTCAGCATCAATCACAATACCCGCGTCGCGCATAGCCTCCTGGATACGCTCGTGAGACTTTGTGCCATTTGTCATATTGGCGCCAGCAAATGGGTCTGCGTGATCCTCAAAGGTACCGCCCTCAAAGGCTAAGTACCAGTACCTTGGGCATTCTCCGTGGCCATAAGCAATGGTGGACGGGGCGAATGTTTCTTTTTTTGATGCTTTGGACCGCGCTTAGCGATATATCCAGAATTAATTTTTTCAATTAGCTCGTTCATTTCTTCACGAGCAGTGCCAAGCTTATTGTCTTCGCCCACTACTTGTTGTAATAAATTTTTAACCATATGTTATCGAGCAATGTATTTTAGCGCTGCCACTAACTCGCCAATGGCTGAGGCTGCAGTAAAGTACAGATTCTTCTTTGCTCTATCTCCTTTATCTACATTTGCCATCCATGTCGCCCTAAAAGACATTTTGGCAGCTATTGCCTGTAGGCGTACAATTTCAATAGTTGCAACCTGCAGGGGAATATCTGGTTTAAGAATAAGCTTAGAAATCATTACTAATGCATGATTAAGCTCTTCGTCATCCATATATTCATTTATTTCTGCCAACCCGTTTACTAAGTCGATATTTGTTTTATTTTCTGTCATACTATTATACCATCTCAGAGATTTCTTGTCTTTCTTTGCTTGTCACACTGCTAGAACCTGTTAGCCAGGGCAGCAGTACTTGATAGAGTTCTTCAAGAAGTACCACATCTTGAATTTGATACCGTTTCATTTCTTTCCACGCCTTGTCGTTACCAGCCATGCAGTCTATCCAAAGATCGAATCCTGAATGCTTGACCTTAGCGCCCACGCCAAGGGCTTGTGCAACGTAGTCAAGTTTGTTGGAAGGAAACTTGAAGTTTGCCTTTACAACACTCATTAAATCAAGATCCTTAACCGCTGATGGTGGAGTCATCTTGTTTTCGAGAAACTCTCT